AAACCAGTTAATCCTTGAATACCCTGAATACCTTGATTTCCTGCGCCTTGTGTACCTTGTTGACCTGTTGCCCCAGCATCACCTTGCATACCTATAGTACCTTGGATACCCTGTGCGCCAGTAGCACCAACTCCGTCACGTCCCTGAACACCTTGTGCTCCTTGGAAACCTTCGATACCTTGAATACCTTGTGCACCAGCACCTTCTGGTCCTTCTGGTCCTAGATCACCTTGTATACCTGTGAAGCCTTGCATGCCTTGGGCACCTTCACCTTCTGGTCCTATTGGTCCGAGATCACCTTGAACACCTTGGCGTCCTTGCAAACCAAATCCTGCTGGTCCGTCTGTTCCTTGAATACCTAGATCACCTTGGACACCTTGTGTGCCTTGAAATCCTTGAGCGCCGAAGCCTTCAGGACCTGCTTCACCATCTAATCCTTGAACACCTTGCAATCCTTGAACAGAGCCTGCTGGTCCTTGAACACCTTGTGGACCAAAATCGCCAGGACCACCTTCATCACCGACAGTACCTTGAGTACCAGTACCACCTTGTACACCTTGTGCACCATCTGAACCGAATCCAGTGTTACCTATTGTACCCTGATTACCTTCATCACCGACAGTACCTTGAGTACCCTGTGGTCCAACTACACCAGTAACTTCACCTTGAATACCTTGTACACCTTGACTGCCGCCAACACCGATACCATTTGTACCTTGGTTGCCGTTGTCGCCTTGCATACCTTCTGGTCCTTCAACACCTTGCAAACCAGTAGTTCCTTGAGTACCAGTAGCACCATCGGTAATACCGTATCCGCTAAGAGTTGTTGGAGTACTAGTAATAGTAGACCAAGCTTGGTTGTGTGCATCAGGTGTAAAGGTTGTAGGAACACCAGTCAAACTAGAATAAGCTCCATCAAAACTGCTACCACCACCTCCTGAAGAGTTAATAGTAATACTATCTCCAGACGCGTCTGTTGTTATTGAAACATTAGTGCCAGCAATAATAGAGAGTGTATCTGTTGCTAAGTCTGCTGCTACGTTATTCTGACCAGCTACTGATATAATGCTAAACGCATTTTGGTTTACGTCACCACTGCCTACACCGCCAATACCCTGCCATGAACCATTCTGGTAACCTTCAAACGCATTAAGAGACTCGTTGTATCTGAACATACCGTTTTCGGCAGTTGCGTCTCTTTCACTAGTATCACCAGCTGGAATTTTAACTGATCCACTAGCACTTGTACGAGGAGCAATAGCATCAAAGTTATCGTCCATCTCTTGGTATGTTAAGGCTGAACCCTTATCACTTCTTTTTGTAATCGACATTACGTTCTTTCCCCGTTATCGTTGTAGTATACGCCCACATACGAAATAAATCCACTGTCTGATCCATTAACCGCTTCGACATATCCATCTAATGCATAGCCAGCAGCCATGTATAAACCAACATCTGCTTCTATTGTATTTATATAATCCTCGGCCACATAATCTGCAAGTACATATAATCCTGGATTAAACGCACCATCTACATATCCTGGATTGTCCTCTACGTAATCAAACGCAACATATTCAAACAGTTCTCTTTCTGCATCAGTGAGTGAATCTGTAAAGACGTAACACTGTGCTTCTAACTGTGCTTTAATTACCGGATCTGTTTCTGCCGCGATTAAAGCTAATAACGATGCATAATCTGGATTAGCCATGTTAGCCACCAGCTTTTACTAATGGTCTACCAGTAGCAGCTGCATTTGGAACAAAGGTGCCATGTCCACCAGTTGCATCAAATTGACGATGCACGGGTTTACCACCTACTGTTACTTGTGTAGAACAACCAACTACAGGATCTCCGCATGCAGTGACGTTTCCTAATGTGATCATCGGTGTACCCATCGCGGTTACGTTAAACTGCGTAGCAACATATGGAGTTATATGAAACGGGTTAGGTGTTGGACTAGCGTGTCCAAAATGTGTATCTACATTTGTACAAACTGCATGAAATGGCATTTTTCTTTCCTTTTAAAGTGAAAAAGCCCCGTAGGGCTTTCTCTTTGTAGCGATATTAACTAAGCTGCAACTAGTGCTTCTTTTGCTAATATATATTCTTTTACGAGTCCTGACCGTACAATATCTTCTGAAGTAAATTTAATGGTTTCGAAGGAATTAATGTTACTGATTACCCTTAGGAAATCACGTAGACCAGAGACATCTGCTTTGTTTCTTGAGATATTCAAGTCATCTTGCATAGTATCTCCACAGAATACAATCTTAGAAGATTCTCCTACACGTGTGATGATGGTATCTAGCTCGTGGTAAGTCATTGATTGGCATTCGTCTACAATAATGATTGCGTTGTCGAATGTAAGACCACGTACAAATGATGATGTCATGAATTCAATCATTCCTTTTTGTACTAGGATCTGATATGCATCACCACGACCAAAGAGGTCCGATACGATATCTGAATAAGGAACACTGTATAAAGCTTCCTTTTCTTGCTTAGATCCAGGCATGAAACCCTGTTCCCTTGTTTGAACTGCAGATCGGATAATAATGATCTTCTCGAACCCTGCTCCTTTCTTCATCACGTCGTTAAGTGCCAAATACATAGCACACATTGTTTTTCCTGTACCTGCTGAACCGATTGCCGCTAGATTGTAGCCTTCCTTATAAGAGTCGAACATGTCGCCTTGCGTTGGCGTGAGTGGTCGTATAGTTCGCATTCCAAAATTATTATTTAGGATAGTGACCATATGCTCTTGGTCTCTTTCTGCACGTTGCTTTTCTCTGCGGGATAATCTGCGTTGTTTAGCTGCCATTCTTGAACTCTCCTAATTGGTTATTACCAAGTGTTGATAGTATTTTTAGCACCGTCCTTTTTTCTAGAACCTGGATGGTGCTCCTTTACCTTCCTGAGGACATCACGAAATCCGTTGTCGGGTTTGATACGCCCTAAACGGTGAGAGTCACCTATACCCGGTGCTCTAGTAATTACTTGTTGTAGATGGGGATTCGCTAGCTTGTAGTCGTCGAGCTCTGCGATGCGCATTGAGATTTCAAAGCGTTCTTGTTCTTCGGTTGTTGTGTCTTTAAATGTATATGTAGGCAATACATTCTCCTTATTAATAATGTAAAAAAAAGCCAACCAAGTAAAATACAAGGTCAGCTTAAACACGAGGGGTTTGGTTATGCTTGTATTCTGATTATATTTATAATCCCAAGCAGTTAGTAACTGTTATTCTCCAACAATTATTTCATAAATTTCCTTCCAATTTGAAGCACGTCGTACTTGACATTCGCTGTTGAAAGGGTGATCTACAAGGATTGATTGCAGTCCAAGCTTAGCACCAAGCTCAGCATTTTCTGGCTTATCTTCGACCCAAAAACATCCACTATCACGATATTTTTCTAATGCTTCATCTTTATCAGCACCAGTATCTAGATAGACATAGTTTTCAAAGACTGTTGGACCAAACATCTCGATCAGATTTTTAGTACGCAGATGACCTGCATATGTGTCTAGTGATAAAGAACTGATTACTCTAAAGATGTAACCTTGCTCTTCATGTAGTTTACGAACATACTTTACAGCATCTCGTAGAGGTGGTAGCTTACGAATCCAAGCTGACTCATTGAACATACGTACTAGACGCTCTTTTTCAATGTGAGGCAAATTGTATCGCTTACCAATGTCGTACTCATTATCTGTGTCCGGAGCTTGTACGTAGCCATGCCGATCCATCCATTGCGTAAATGCGTATGCCCAATCGAGCAAAACACCATCAACGTCAACTAAAATTACTTTTTCACTTATATTCATTATATTCTCTTTCATATTTTATTGTAACAGAAGAGGAGACTCCCATGAATCCCCTCTTCTTATTCTTATGCAAATAGGCGTTTAGCTTGCATATCACCGCATTTGTAGTTTTTACCAGTAGTACCACACGTGTACTGGAAAGGATACTTATGTGAGCGAGTGTTGTAGCCGTTAAGCTTATCGCCATTAGCATTTACAAACCTTGTAATTCCAAGCATTTTTGCAGAACTTTCCAAAATAGCGTCAGTACGTGTTTTAACACCTTTAACTTTAGCACTTACCTTGATATTAACTTCTGCACTTGAGAAGCTCATGTTACCAACTTCAATTTCTAGATTAGCTTTAACAGCGTACTTGTTCATTACATCTTGCATTTCAGCGCGAAGAGCTTTAAGAGTAACTTTGTCAAATTGTGCGAACTTAGTCATGATGTATTCCTTTGGTTTGATTTATTAAGTCTATTATAACCTATTCTGAAACGTTTGTCAACCTTTTATTTCATTTAATTTCAAGTTTTTTTACTTGATTTAATTAGGTTGTTTCCTCATTTCTTATATCTATTATAAGCTAAACCAACGGCGTTGTCAACAGTTAATTTCATTTAATTTCAAGTTTTTTTACGTTTGATGTCCATATCCTCATCGAACCATCTATCAGAGAACTTCCTCTTGCGAGACTCTTGTCGCTGACGTTGCTTCTTCTCTTTCTTAGTTTGACGTTCCTCAGAACCCCACTCATCGTCTTCCAAGCTGTCTCGGAATTTTTTGATGCGGTTGTTACTCATGTTCGTATACCCTTTGTTACTCTTGAATTAAATCAGGAAAAGCTTCCTGAATAGTTTTCTTAGATAAGCCTTTGAATGGCTTTTTAGTAATCATTTGACAGAGACTATCTGCGTCATCATTATCTACATCTTCAAGTAAACCAATAAAAAGCGCTTCACGCTTCACATCTTTAAGATGATCATAACCACCACCTTTAATAAAGATCTTTAAGCGTCGAGCTTCAGTATATAGTAGAGCTTTAGCTTCGTCATCATATTTGTTCTTCTTAAACGGTGGTGGGGTGTTTGGAAGCAAAAATTCAATAACATTATCATATGTATATTTTAACACAACTCTAAGTGGAGTGCTATCATTGCTTCTGAGAAAATCAACCTTTTCTGCAACAGTCTTCTTTGAAGCTGCGCCAGTGAGAATTTCCGTAATGGATATTTTTACTGCCATTTTAAAAGTCCTGTATATCTGTAATTAAGTGTTTGAGCTTGTTTTTAACAAAGTAGTTGAAGAGATGACCACGGCCAACAGTTTCTTCTACGTTGTATTCTGAGCGGATCATATCCTGATACTTTGCAGGAATCTCTTTGAGATCGATCATCATCTTGTTGCGATGGTAACGACGAAGAGTTTCTTCATCCATAACATCAGTGCCTTGTTTATAAAGAGCTAGACGCTTTTGAGTCATTGCTTTTTGACGTTCACCAACAGCTAAACAATTATCTGGTGATAAGATGTTTGGTACACCGTCGCCTGTATCACCTTTAAGGATATGCTCTTGGAGATACTTATCAGCATGATCATCACGTAGCCAGCGCTTACGGATAGGATCGTATTGATCGATATTAGCATATGTTTGAAGTTGAATGAAGTCTTTATCAGCAGAAAGAACAAGCATCTTTTCAGCGCCCATATTTAGTTCAGTGCCTTCTTGGTGACAGATTGTACCGATGATATCATCAGCCTCACAACGATCTATATGAATTACCTTATAAGGAAAGAATTCAATAAGTTCACTACGAATGTTATTCATAATCTCAAAAAGTGCTGACCAATCTAAGCCTGATGAATCACGAGACTTTTTACGATTAGCTTTGTAATACGGATACGCTTCTTTGCGCCACGTGTTCTTACCATCTGCACAGATAACAATTTCACCGTATTCTTTACCAAACTTCTTACGGTTTGAACGAATAGAATTGAGGAACATATGACGAATAATATTCTCGTCAGCTGCTACATCGGTGTGGTTTCCTATGCTTGCAAAAAGTGATGCAATGATGATCTGGTTGTAATCTACTAAGATTGCCATAATTTATTCCATATATAATTTAATCTACATGATCTATTATAAACCATGTAGATTAGAATGTCAACTATTATTTTTCATTGACTGAGAATTGTACAGGTGCATTAATTTGTCTAAGAAGCTTAGTCCATGAATTAGCGTATGTAGTGATATCATTAGGAACAAGACCATATCGATCAGATCGTGTAAACCTATTGATAAACCCACTATCATTCTTTTGATGTTCTAAAACACTCTTAGCAATAGCATATGCAAGATTTGCATGCTTAGCTGGATCTTCATCGAAATCATACATAACTGTAGCGTTTGCAGCAGTCTCTGGTAAAGCACCATAATTTGGATGAATACATATCACACCACTTCTAATAGCTTCAATCAAAGCAATACACGAAGTCTCTTTCCATATGTTTGGATACAAGAAGATGTGTGCATTATCTAGAGCTGTTAGAACTTTTTCATTAGAAGCAAAGCCATGATAAGTCATCTTAGGATGATTTTCGATCTGCTTAAACAACTCCTTGTACGGCTCATCAGCGGCTGCCCATCCATAGATATCAAAAGATGAATACACATCAAGATGAATATTTGGATATTCTTTGCAAAGCGCATCGAATACTGGTGCTAATAGTTCTAGACCACGATGTGGTGTAGTATGATAGATGAATCGAATTGTTTCTGTATTCTTTTCTTCTGCTTCATAACGCTTTTCAATAGCATGTGGAATAACAGTACACATAGAATACGGAATTTTAAAGTAAGCAATGTATTGGTCACGTTGCCAAGCTGTTACAAAAACGATCTTATCGAATTTTTCCCAGCCACCATCTACTAGCACTTTGTTCTCTGGATCTTCAGCAAGATCGTGACAGTACAAGATATTTTTTACATCCGTTGGAATATCCCTTGGACGAGAAAAATGAATGGCGCAGCCTTCTAACAATTCACTTTGAACGTTATCGAGAAGACGCTTGCGCATCATCTCT